GGGGGTACTCTATTATCTCTGTAACAAGGCCAGCATCTTCAGCAGGCCAGAACTGTGCATCACCCTTGATGACGGCATTAAACACATCAACCAGGTTATGTGAGCCGTGTGCATATTCCAGAGCCGCCGCTATAAACGGAGTGCAATGCTGCCACCTATCCGATAACGATGTATCCGAAGGTTCTATCGGTTTGCGTGTTATTTGCATGGGTGACAGTAAAACTCTGTTTGTTACGAGCGCTGATATAAATCGTGCCTGCCCCCACCTCTGCTGAAGCGTTAGCGGTTGTTGGCATTAAAAGGATGACGCTGTTCTTGCCAGCCCGATAATCTGTGACATCAGTTGAGGCCGCACTTGCTGTGCAGGTGAACTCGCCAGTGCTGTTTAGCTTGCCATCAAGCACATTGTTAACGACCTGCGCCACTTGGCGGGGGTCGCTTGCTTCATATGGAAGCCTTAAAAAGTTACCTTCTGCCAATGGGTCTGCCCTCTAAATCAATGCCCTGCGCAAAAGACCAGTCACCGCTTATATTCATTCGGGCGCGGTGGAAACGCCCCTGCACACGATGTTCGCAAAAGCCCTCGTCTGTGAGGTTCGATGCTGTATCGAAAACAGTTGTGTCGTCCTGGCGGTCACGAGAGCCAACTTGCATCGTGACTGAACCCCCCTTGAAATATGGAACAGAACGAGTCACAAGCGTGTGCCGATTTTGTGATAACCCAAACTCAGATGTCTCTATCGTTCCAGCTAGTACAGTGCCATTAAATGAGATCAGCTTGTCCCCATCACTGCCGCCAAAGAAATATTGACCGCCCTTGTAAAGATTTGAGTCAAGGGGAGCAGGAAGCGTGTCTAATGATGACGAGAGGTTATCCAGCGACTCCAGTGTGTATGCAGGCGTGAACATAGGCGCGAGCAACTCCGCCGGAACCTCAAGCAATGACCACCGATCAATGGCATAGTTGTAAATAAGTATCCGATCCGGCGTGTTATCGACAGCATTGTTACTGACATATGACCACGCCACAATTTGAGTTTCAGGGTCAACAGAAGCCGACATTTTTTCAACTTGAGCTTCGTTAAAATCTTTGAAAAAGAATTTGTCAACTTTCTCCGCTCCTATAGCGACAGACTGGTTGCCTGAAAATCTGTAAAAGCCGTCCCGCGCCAGATAAAACACGTTCCCGCCAACCTGCGTGATGCTGTTAGGGAAAGGACAGCCCCTTTGTGTTTCAACGCGGTCAATTTGATAAATCAAAGGAGAGCCAACATAGGTTGCCACCGCTATGGCACGCTCCATGAGAATGACCGCTCTCTCCCCCCCACAAAGTCCGACGATGTCCCCCGCATCGGGAATTATCTGGCTATCGGCTTGATCTGTACCTATCGTCCAGCTTGTCTCATCGTTGAGGCCTGACCATCTGACCTTGTTTGGCACGCGGCCTGACCCTTCATCGATGTTAGCCGTCCACACTTGGTCTCTGACGACTGCGATATATTCTGCCTTCGGTGGCGTGCCTGACAAATCGGAGAAAGACGAGTCAGTGCCGACATTGAATTTCTGAAGCTCCTCACCTGTACCCCCCGCCGCAATCACATTGGTTCCAAACTGGACAAAGCGCCAGCGCTCCGCGCCTGTCAAATCATACGCAGGCGTCCCAGACTTGCTGACATCATCAAGGTCGTTTGTGCCTTGATTAAACTTGTAGAGCTTCCCAGCATCACCAGCGAACAAAGACACATTTGAGCTTGCGTCCTTCACAGATATGACGCCCCTGATACGGCTATCCGCAGCATTAGAAAATGATACAGCAGATGGGTAGCTTCTAAAGCCCCCTAGAGCAGGCACAACATTCGTTGCAACCGTAACCCCACCGTTTTCCATATCGGGCTGGTCAGGCAGCCATTCACCGAACTTTATCATTGTATAAACCAGACCTCATTGCCTTTAGACTGAACCGCCCAAATCTCTGAACCAGCCGTTTGAATTGTCCATGTCTCACTGCCAATAGGCTCGTCTGTCCATTCTTCGCCTAATATTTTCGCTTCTGCTGCGGCAGTTGCGGTTGTGCTTACACTTGCTACAAATGCAAATTCACCAGTTGGTGAGGCTGTGGCAGTAGCCTCTGTCGAAACCGTAGCGTCTGCCAAGAACACAAAGTTTGCGGTTACATCAGGCGCTGTCGCTGATGTGTCTACCGTTGCCTCAACTTGACGAACAGGCGTTGGTGTCGCCGTTGCGGTTGCGCTTACAGATACGCTGGCCTCAACCATGCGTATCGGGACAAACGAAGCTGTCGCAGTGCTGGTGGTTGAAACGCTTGCCTCAACCTGCCTGATGACCACACAAGCAGCAGACGCCGTTGCGCTTGTCGAGACATTTGCCTCAACCTCAATCGCAAAAACAATCTCTGCGGTCGCTGTTGCAGTTGTCGAGGCTGTTGCAGAGTCCTGCTTAACAGCAAGTGATGTCAGCGAGTCTAAATTGCCGAATGTGTCCAGACTGTCGAGGTTCGCACCCCAATTATCTAACTGCTCAAGAGTTGGGCTTTGCCACTCAACCTTGTCCATGTCGGATGCGCTGTCGAGCGACCATCCAACTCTGGGGTAACTGCCATCAAGCGAGGTGGTTATCTGGTCAAGCGCAGGAATACCCAAAGCCATAACAACCCCCTATTAGTCGGCGTTTATGGTCAAAGAGCCGCTTGCTACCTTCAAAATATCCCCACTGCCGATTGCTTTGCCTGTTGAGAAAGCCCCATGAAAAAGCTGGTTACCGCCAGAGCTTGCGTCATAAATTGCCCAATGGCTCACGGTTCCCCATGAAGCGGTTGCTGCTGGAAACTCGACTGCGGCGTTTGATGAGATGCTACCGCTTGCGGCTGATGCAAATGTGATCGCCTGACGAGCGTAACCGTTGCCGGAAAGCTCTGTGCCAGAGTCATCGTCATTCATTGATGCAGTTGAAAGACCAAGATACACAGCCGATGGCGCAGTTGTGCTGGCTGTGCCTGTGAAATGGTCGAGGTATTTTAGCTCTAAATAATCACTCATTGCCGACATGGCTTACTCCTAGATATTTGCTTGACGCTGATAAACGGACTGCACCTGTAAGGCACCACTTCCATAGCTGGAACGATCTTCGTCCTTTCGCACTTCAGCTATAATGCGACTGAATTTTTGATCGTATAACTGCGCTCTCTGGTCATCCATAAGATACAGATAGGCTTCAACAAGACTGCCTGTTAGATACGCATCAGGATGCCTTGTGAGCATCGTGTTTGATGTGTTGGTGGCAGACAAAGCTGGCAGATTGCCGATATATATGATCTCCATCACATAAGCTGAGTCAGGAACAGGACGCAGCTTGATTTCCTGCCCAACAACAGAAAACGCAGAAGGCAGGCCATTGCTGCCGCTTGGGAAGGTGTTGTCCAAAGCCACAGGAGACATATATTCAAGCACAGTGTTTGGGCTGGTGTTCAGCTTCACTTGGCGAAGCTCTCTCATATCAGTTGGGAGCGCCGTAAACTCATCACCAGCAGTCAATGTCGCCAAAGCACGCTTTTCTTGCTCACGAGTCTCAAGCTCACGAGACAACCGCGCCTCTGCCAGAGTGATAAAGTCGGGTATCTGACTGGTGAGGTCTGTTCTCGCGAGGCTGTTTGCGATAGCTGTTTGGAGCGTGGAATAATCAATTATTGCCATTAGATGCGTCCGCCACCTGTTCTAAAAAACCTGTTGTTTGGATCATTTAGCCAACGCGCCCACTCTTTTGGGTTGTCGGCTGGGTGACCAAACTTCTCTCGCAGTTGCATATAAAGCTGATTTGGTATCTCAGCGACTTGCTGATGATGCCGTTGGGTGTTCCCGATCAGCTTCCCATACTGCCATTCATTTGCCTTCTTTTTGTTGGCCTCAATGATGTGGTCAACATTCTGCCGCTGCACGATGGTCGCTTTGCCATCGCGGTCAAACTCCATAGTGGTCTGCTTGCCTGCGGCAGGATCAGAAGAAATAACTCTTTTACGTTCCATAAACTCTCCCTTAAATAAAAAGGGCGACCCGAAAGCCGCCCTCTTGATTTTGTTTGCTCAGACTTATGAGCCGTCAAGTCCAATCACGGCTGCGTGTGCTTTTGGAGCATCTGGCATTAAAGTCCACTCGCACAGAATTTGACGCTTCTGAGCGTCACCTGTGGCAGCAATTTCTTGCTCAACAAAGTTACGTCCGTTGATCGCGCCAACCGCAACGTGGTCTGGATCAATCAAGAACACTTTGTCGTTTGACATAAAGCGAGATGGGATCACTTCCAACTGACCGAAATCGTTGAACAGGATTGAGACCGCTCCGTTGAAGGAAACAGGCTTTGCCGCAGTTGTGTTGACTTGGTTTGTTACCAAGTTTGTGCCAGCTTGGCTGAGATCAGAGATATTAGCTCTGTTCCCCGCACTTGCAACTAACAAACGAGGGTTACCACCGTCTGACCATGCTGCCTGCATCGATGCGTCAATTTGGGCAAGGGTCAATGAACGAGCGGTGCCTGTCAAATCGGCAACATCACTACCATCCCCTGTCGCAAAGGCCATGTCTGATGGCTTGTCACCGTTTGTGATCCAAGTGATCAATGATGCTGATTTGCGTGGTGTGCCAGAAGCACGAGCCACGTTTGTGTCACCGATCATCTTCTCGATATCGCGACGCAAATCAAGCCCAGCTAACACTGTTTGATATGCAACTTCTGACTCGACTCCCGCCTTGTCAACAGTTTCAACGGTTCCAGAAATCAGGAACCCGCGTGTTGAGATCTGGTGGTAGTTGCCAAATCTTTGCAGAGCGGTCACGCCTGTGTCGGTCATGTCCGCACCTTCGTTGCGGTGGTTGTCAGTTGCAGCAGTTGCTAATTCCTGCACGAGGAACTCAGCAAAAATGCCGTTATTGGTACGCTTTTGCGCACCGCTATAGATTGGTGTTTCATCGGAATCGCACTTCCGTCTTATCTTTCGATAAGGGTTGGACTATATCATCACCGTTTTATGGTGTTGGGCGCTCTTGCCTGTTATTAAGAGGGCTAAACCTCTCAGGTAGTCTCTGAACCTTCCGCAGATGTATCTGCGGCTTGGCTGCTGATTGGCATATCAAATTGACTTAGCGTTCCAGCAGTTCACCCAATTTTACACGCACCGATTAGTTAATGCGTGCGATAACGTCAGACAGGGTCTCACGTTCACCGATTTTTGTTGCTGTGGTTAAAGTCGCCATAATAATTACCTCACATTCTAGCGATTTAGTAGAAGATCTACCGCAGAGGCTATTGTTCCCTCTTTGGCATGACGCTGACGCAGTTTATCCCTGCGCCGTGATGTCACTTCATTCTTGCTGCGAGGAACTCCGGCTTTTGCCATTTTTGGCGCACGCTTGACCTTTTTCTTAGCTTCAGGCGTTGCCGCTTGTAGCTTTGAAAGTTGCCAAGAATGGTACAGAGCAACGATAGCCCTGTGATCGGCTGCTTGGGATATTTCTTCGTCAGTGTATCCCAATGTTTTCGCGTGTTTGATTAAGCTGGCTCGCTCAGTATCGCGGACTTTTTCATCCTTCCACTGAGGCAACCGGTCAAGCATGAGTTCTGACTGCTGAGACAAATGCCGCTGCATTAGCTCTTGGTTTTCCCTCGCACGCTCTTTTGCAACACGATTTTGCTCAACCCGCACTTTTTGCAGGTTTTCTTTGCGTGTGTTCCAATCTTGGACAAGCCTGGTGTATTCCTTCGCATCAAGCTCTTGATAAGCTCTGTCCCAATCAGGCTCTTTACCAAGACCCTGTTCAAGTTGGCTTCCCAAGTCTTGAAGCGTTTGTGCATACGCATCACGCAGTTGAGCGGTTTGGGCGCGGACTTGTTCAAATTCTTGCTGTTCAGCTTTGAACTCTTTGCGCTCGCTGGCTAGTTGCTGCGTCTTTCGCGTGTAATCAGCCTCGCGCTGATAGCCTTTGAGGGCTTCATCAAGGGTTACATCGATCTCCTCACCCGCCACATTGACGGTATAGACATCTTGCTCCTCGTAGTCGTCCTCGTCAGCTTCATCGCTGGCTTGATCTTCCTCTTCATAATCGTCCTCAGTGAGTTCTAATTCCTCACCTTCAACGGCTTCTTCTTCAGAGGGCAAAACCTGATCTTCGACAATCGCTTCGTCAGGTTGCGCGGCTGGCTGCTCTTCAGTTGCCTCTTGTCGAGACTGAAGCAACAATCCTGCTGCATCTTCAAGTGAAAGATTATTGGTTTCCGCTTCGGGTTGAACCATCTTTAGCTCCTAATATATTAAAAATTTAGCCTATCCTTTGCGAGTTTTCCGTCCTCAAGGACTTTGACAAAGTGTCCCTTGAGAGCCTCTAGTGCTTGCAAAAGCTGGTATATGTTCTCGCGTGCTGCTTGGTCAGCAATGGCTGACTGTTTCCACGCGGTCACAAATTCTTTCTCCAGAGTTTCAAATGCCTCTGTGATAAGCGGATCGCTGAGTAGCGCTTCCACTTTCGCTGCACGCTCCATGTCGTGCCTCAGTTTCCCCTCGTTCATCTTAGTCGGGTGAAACCAGTTAGATTCATCGGAGTGCGACCGTAGTATTGTGGCCTGTAAGCATATGACTCCTGGAAGCGGCGGTTTGCCGCGTCAAAATCAAATCCTGATGGTAGGCCACGAGGCGCTTGGTCAAGCGCCGTCATGCGGACATACATATCTGGGTCAAGAGGGAAGTTGGTCACTGGCTGACCGCCACCCGCTTGATCAGATGTTACATTACTCTCAACACAGGCATTTTTATCGGGATCAAAAGTATAACCGTTAGGACAACTCACAGTCCCTGTCATTGGGTTTTGAACAGGCGGCACTTCAGGCTCACCGCCGCCCCTGTCCATGTTATCAAAACCACGAGAGCCTTTTCCTGAAGGGTTGAAATCAGGCCGACCAGTGTATGTTTCAGTGATCGCATTAGGGTCTAAACCCAGCAAATTGGAAAGAGGCGAAAAAGAGGTGAGCTGCGACAAGCCCCTAGCAACAGGGCCATCGTCTATTGCTTTGACCCCCTGCACACGGCCTTGATCATCAACGGCGTAACCAGTGACTTTGCCCTTCTCAATT